CAGAACAAAAAAGAACGGAATACGAAATGTCAGATACTGAAAAAAGATTATTGGAAACCTTGTTAGATCCCAGAAATCGCCATCTATCAATAACACAGATATGTTCCAAGGCGAATATAGGCAGAACTACTTACTATAGGCTATTTGATAACCCAGAGTTTGAAGCAATAGTAAAACGGGAATCCAAGAGGTTGGTTGACAGACATTTATCACAAGTGATGAACGCATTTGTCAGAGAAGCCCAAAGGGGATCTTATAATCATGGCAAGACTTTACTTGAGATGGCTGGACTACACGTAGACAAAAAAGAACTCACAGGTAAAGATGGCGGTCCGTTGGAGGTCGAAACGTGGGTGGATATCGCCAAAGAAGTGATGGACTATGAGAAGCCTGACTAAAGAACAAAAAATTGCATTAGTTAAACGTGCCCAAAAAGATCCTGTTTGGTATATTGAAGAAACATTCGGTGTGAAATTATGGTCTAAACAACGAGAGATTATGGAATCAGTAAGAGATCATCCTAGAACGGCAGTAAGAAGTTGCCACGGTATAGGGAAATCTTTTGTCGCAGGCAATATTATCTTGCAATTCTTATATGCTTATCCTCCGTCAATCGTGCTAAGTACAGCACCAACGTGGCGGCAAGTTGAAAAACTGGTGTGGAAGGAAGTTAGAGCGTCACACCGAAGGGCAACAAAACCTATTGGGGGGAAGATACTTCCTAAAAGCCCAGAAATACAAATAATTCAAGATGAATGGTATGCCGCAGGTTTATCCACTAACGAACCAGATAGGTTCCAAGGTTTTCACGAAGAAAACATTCTGGTGGTGGTAGATGAAGCCGCAGGAGTACCGGAAGATATATTCGAAGCCGTTGAAGGTGTGCTTACATCACGTAATGCACGCCTTCTGTTATTGGGCAACCCCACTAACACAAGCGGAACCTTTTATAAAGCCTTTAAAGGCGATGGCTGGAACACAATAAAGATATCCGCTTATGATACGCCGAACTTTACCCATTACGGAATAACAGAAGAAGATATGAAAAACGACACGTGGAAAGAGAAGATCACAGGGGATTTGGTGAACCCCAAACTTATTACTCCCGAATGGGTTGCTGACAAGTACAAAAGATGGGGTCCGACATCACCTGCATACCTAGCAAGGGTCGCTGGGGAGTTTGCAGAGAACAGCGAAGATACTTTAATTCCCCTTGCGTGGGTTGAAGCGGCTATGGCTAGATGGGAAGATATGCCCGAAGGAGATACTGTTGAATTAGGTGTTGACGTAGCGAGATTCGGTAGCGACAAGACGGTAATTGGTGTCAGATACGGCATGAAAGTCACCGAACTGCATGAATACAGCTTGCAAGACACCATGGAAACGGCAGGGAACGTCATGGTGCTGAACAGGGAACATAATCCTAGTAATATCAAGGTTGACGTAATCGGTCTAGGAGCAGGCGTATATGACCGTCTAAACGAGTTGAACGCCCCCGTATCTGAAGTAAACGTGGCTGAAAGTCCGAGTGATAAAGAAAATTTTAGAACTTTACGTGATGAATTGTGGTGGAATGTTAGGGAACTACTTGATCCTAATCCTAAACTTAACCCTGATCCAATAGGATTACCACCTAACGATGATTTGCTAGCTGATTTATCTAACATCAAGTACGAGATTGACAGTCGCGGAAGAATAAAAGTTGAGAGTAAAAAAGACATGAAGAAAAGACTGGGTCGTTCTCCTGACTATGGGGATACGGTCTGTTTATTGTTCGCTAAAGGCACGAAAAAGGACGTTGACTTGATGGCGTTGCTCGCTAACGCTAAAGTGCATGGATAGGAGTTGGATGGGATGCGAAAAACACAGGTGGTGATAACAGGTGTGGAGTAAAATAACTGGTGAAATGTCAAAGTTGCGCCGTAAAGTATGGGGTACGATAACTGGTAAATGGTCAAGTGCTTATAAATTGGATTCATCTACTGTTAATTATGAAATGGCAAGAGAACTTTATAATAATACTCATGATGATTATAAACTAGGTGCATGGGTAGCAAAGCCTGTTATCAATACAACAGTAGGTTATATGGGCGTGCCCAGTTTTGTGAGCGAGGACGAACACGCACAATTAGTATTAGATACATTCATGAGGCAAAACACCTCGAAGGCTCAACAAGCCCAGTTAGACGCCTTAAAGTATGGCGATTGCGTTATATGGCTGACAAGAGAAGATGAAGATGCAAAGAAGGAACTTTATCCCGAACTGAAAAAGGGCGCAAGATTAATCTTTAATATCATGCCTCCCGAATCAATCGTCAAAGAAGAATTGAAGCGTGATCCTATCACGAACGAAGTAACAGAATGGGTCTTTAGGGTAAAGCAGGAATGGATTGACGAACGTGGCACTACGAAAAGGTGTACGATAACTGAACGCATTAACAAAGACTTTAGAATACGAGAAATTGAAGGAGATAACCCCGGTCTTTTTGAGGGAAACAGAGAAGAAAAGCCTAATCAATGGGGGTTCTTACCCATCGTTGTGTTATCTAACGACAAAGATTCAGGGGCGTTATTCGGCAGAAGTGAATTAGAACCTTTAGAACCGTACATGAAAGCATATCATGACGTTATGTTGCACGCTATGCAAGGGTCAAAACTACACAGCACACCTAAACTTAAATTAAGGGTTAAAAATGTAGCAGATTTTATGAAAGTAAACTTCGGTATAACCGATATAGCAAAGTTCGCTAAAGAAGGTAAATCAATCAACTTCGAAGGTAAAGAACTTATAATGCTTGCTGACGAAACGGACGAAGCGGAATTCATCGAGGTAAAATCTGCTACAGGTGATGCTAAAGTTTTATTGAAACTACTTTTCTTCTGCATGGTGGATGTATCAGAAACACCCGAATTTGCTTTCGGTACTCATACACCATCAAGTCAAGCTAGTGTTAAAGAACAAACACCTGTACTAGTCAGGAAAATCCAAAGAAAACGTGAACAATTCGCTGATTCGTGGGAGTTACTTGCAAGAATGATACTTGCCATGAATACTACTCCAACGGGACAAAAGTTTAGCACACATGCAACTGAAATCACTTGGGAAGAAATAGATCCCAGAGATGAAAAGGACACGGTTGAGATCATTAAAACCCTCGTAGAAGGATTAGCAATTGCAATCAACCACGAATTAATTTCGAGAGAAGCTGCTATTGGATACCTAGCACAATACATTGACACCATGAACTCTTATGACGGAGAAGAAGGGGTCGCTGGGGAAAAAGAGAGAATAAAAAGTGAACTCCTCGAACGCAATTCGGTGGATTCAGGGCTAACTAAAGAAGAACAGTCGCTTATAGATGAAGCTTTGGGGGCAGGTGATTAGATGGATTTAGCTAAAGCTAACATCGAGATCATTAAATCCATAGGTGATAGTGAATTTGCCAAACTAATACTAGCGGCAAGACGTGACTTTTTGAAGTTAAGGTTAAGACACGAGCCTGCATTGCATAAAATATATGTGGATGCCGCTAACAGTGTGGCGAAAGAACTTAAAAACCTAAAGCCAACAATCGGAGATTTGACACGCAACCATCTAGCGGCACTTGAAAAAGCATTAAGGGACGAAGCTGATCTTATTTACCGGAAAAGCAAAGCAACCGTGGAAGTGGGTATGGTGAAATCAGTAGAAGCCAGTGCAAAACCTTTAGATGCCTACCTGATTAACGCACTTAAAGAGGCTAAAGCACCGATTGATATTGCTAAACTTCAAAGGGGATTCGCCGAGGTCAACAGATCGGCAGTTGAAGCCTTCTGGATAAGGACAAAAAAGGGTTTGACTATATCAGATAGGCTATGGGAGCAGTCACAAAACGCCAGAAGTCACATGAAAACAGTTATCGAAACTGGTTTAGCATCAGGAAGAGATGCGGTGCAGGTTGCCAAGGACTTAGAAAACTATGTCAGGAATGGAACGCTAGCAGAAGAATATCCTAAAATGATGGCTAGAATGGGCAATAGAGTACCTAAAAACCTTTCCTACGAAGCCTTGAGACTTGCAAGGTCGGAGTACAGCATGGCTTTTATGGAGGGCGTTTATAGCAGGGGCAGGACAAATCCTGCTTATATTGGGTCGAAATACATGCTATCAGACAGTCATCCAGAGCCTGACATATGCGATGACCTAGCCGAAGCTGACTTATATGGCATGGGTGCAGGGGTCTATAAAAAAGGCGAGGAACCACCATATAGTCACCCAAATTGCATCTGTTACACAATTCCTGTCGTTTTAGACAGGGATCAGTTCGTTAATGACATAAAACGCTGGATAAACGAACCAAGCGAAGTAGATTACATGGAAGATTGGTATCAAAACGTCTACAGGCAAGGGGACTAACATGCAAAGTGTTGTGTATCACGACAAAATGCTCCGCATGGCTAGAGATAGCCTAAAGAAAATATATACCTATTCAAGGTATTGGGGCAGGTTACCACCTGAAAAAAGATTTGGACTACTTGAATCATGTCAACTAATAAAGACAACCATTCCCCATTTACGGGGAGCAAACTTGACCAAAAGACAAGCCCGAGAACTTGATCTATTAGTGAGAAAGTACCAAGAAGCAAAAGGTTTATTAAAAATCATGGAACAATGGGATAAAGAGTGGCATGAGAGGGAGAGAAACAATGAATAAAGTTATGTGTGAACGTTGCCAAGGTGTGTTTCACGTTGGGGAAAGCATATGGAAGAACGAACTTGAAACAGGCGTAACAGAACATGGCTTTAAGTGTCCTTTATGTGGAGATGTCACGGTGGCTTATAAAACCAATGCAGAAGTAGAGAAGTTACAAGCCGAGGTCATGAAGGAACGCAAGCGAGCAGACAAACGCTTGAGAAACGGAATGTCTTACAGCAAAGCAACCAGAAAATTAAAGCAAGCTCGAAAGAAACTGAAAAAAGTTATGGATGAACTAAACGGTAGAGTATCCGATGACCAAAACACTTAGTGAAGAATTAGCTCCATTTAGAAGATTGGAGCAACGGGTGGCTGAAAGGGTCGTACACACCTTAACTAAAATCATAGGTTGGCTATATAAAGGAGTTAAAGCACTGTCTTAATGGGCGGTGTTTTTTTGATAGGAAGGAGAGGGGACATGAAAGGCAAGCGTTGTGAAATGTTATCAAGAGAAAGATTAGCGAATCCGTTTGGGGATATCCCTTATGCTGAACGATTGAAAAAAGCTGGGCATGATCCCAAGCAGGAATTTGATATGGTCGATTTGGGGAATGGTTATTCAAAACTTGTTCCTGTTAGGAGTGAAAACCATGATTAACCAAGTAAATTCCCTCGTTAAAAAGTGGCAGGACATTCTTAGGCTGAATCATTGGGCTATTCGTGCGGTAATTGGTGACATTGACAAAATGGATGGTCGTTCTGCAATGATTTACTTTGATACAGAGTATAACATGGCAACAATACAGGTCGCAGAGGTTACGGAAAATGATATCCCCGAACAATGGAAGGACTGCTATTCACTTGAACAAACCATTATTCACGAATTGCTACACCTTGTATTAGCCAACATGGAAAAATTGTGGGAAAACGCAATTGAGGATTTGGCTCCCAGTACAAGAAAACTTGCAGAAAAACAGTGGAACGTAGTATCCGAACAGCCAACAGAGCTATTAGCTAATGTTTTATACAACCTGAAGGGAGGTGAACAAGATCGAAAGGTTTGAAATTGTTAAAACCGTGTCACTGGATGCTTGGAAAACAAAGAAGCAATGGGCGAAGTTTAAGAAAGGTCTGGAAGATGGTGTAAACGGCGTAAAGGAAGCCATACAGGAAGCCTATTTGGTGTCAAGTAAAGACATTGACAGCGACATAACAGAAGCTGACTTATTTGGACTGCACCACGAAGTAGACAAAGACGGAAACGTCAGGCTTAACAAATTCGCACTACAAAAAGCAGTCGCAGACTTAGAAAGCAATGATACCTTAACCGATGCCCAAAAAACAAGTGCGAGAGAACACCTTTTAAGGCATTACGCAGAGATTGAGGAAGAACCACCAGAAAGCCTTTCTACTGGTGAGATGTCAATTTTGCAAGCCGTGATGGGAGGTATGAAGCCCGAAGATATACCCGTTGCCGATGGAGTTGATATTGACGCTATCAAAGCTGGTGATGATGATCCTTTAGAAGTGGTTGTGAGCGTACCGGAGGGTAAATCAAAACGTGGTTGGCATTACACGGGCGAAAGTCTTAAAAACATTGTGGACTTCGTTAATGGCGAAACTTTATCGGGATTTTTGGGACATCAGAAACCCGAAAACCTAGACGATGAATTTTTACCACCGGTTACTCATTGGATTGGTGCTAAATGGGATGATGGTAAAGCTTACTTTAGGGGCGTAATTGATAAAGCGGCTCCAGATTTAAAACGTTGGATTAGGTCCAAAAGGGTTACGCAAGTATCAATATTTGGCGTACCTAAACTAAAAAACGTTAGGGGTGAAATACATGTAGTCGGTTATAAGCCTATGTCAATTGACTGGACACCACTACACAGGGCGGGAATGCCGTCTGAAGTAGTGGCGATTGGTGAAATGACAACGGGTAGTCTTGATGATTTAAGGGAAAAGATTAACGCCGCAGTTCGGATAGCTTATAAGGAAAACTTTGATTGGTGCCATGCTGAAGCAATCTACTCCGATTATGTAATCATTAAAACAGATGAAAAAGACGGTAGCAGTGGTCTTTACAAAGTAGACTATGAAATTGTCGGTGATGTGGTTGTATTTGGTGATGAACTCACAGAGGTAGAAAGACAAACTATTTATGAACCGAAAGAAGGAGGTAAAGCAATGACTTTACAGGAGATGCTAGCCGCAGTCAGGAGCGCACTAGCAAAAGGAGAAACTGATTTAACCTCAGTTTTAGGCGAAATTGGTTACAAAGAAAATGATGTCGTGGAGCAATTTGCAGGCGAAATGATCGCCAAACAAAAAACAGGCGTGGAATTCGGGGTTAAACTTGCCAAAGGTTTAGGTTTCACCGAAGAAACCACTCCAGAAGAAGCTTTAAAAGTAGCTGGAGAGATGGCTGAAGTATGGAAAGCCCTTGGTTTTAACGAGAACAAACCCGAAGATCCCGCAAAAGTAGCTGGTGAAATGGCCGAATCTATCAAGAGTAAAGCTAAAGAAGCCCACAAAGCATTAGTTGACGAAACAATCAAGGACAAAGTCGCTGGTGAGCAAGCCCAAGTCTTAGTCGCACGATTGTTAGACGTTGAAGAAGGTGCTACAGCGGAGGTAATTGCAGGCGAAATTGATACCTTGCTTGCAGATGAAACTCTTAAAAATGTACTAGGTAAGAATTTTGTTGACGCTCCCCCTGCTAGAGGTGGAGATCCAGATACCACAACTAAAAACTTGGTCAGAAAGACCGCATCTATTTAATTAAAAGGAGGAATGGAGAATGACTATTAAAGGGAATCCGGTGCCTAGCACCACTTATCAACAGGGGTATTTCAAAGTTGCAGATGGCAATTCCGTTCGGGTGGTAGTCCCGGAGAATTCCAACATCCAGGCGGGGCAGATTCTGCTACTCGATGGCTTTCTCGGCTTTGCTATGCGAGATGTCAAGACGGGAGCAGGCGAAACTGCTGAAGCCATCTTGGCCATCGAGGTAGCTGAATATGAAACGGATCAAATCGATGCCGCCAAGGATTTTGATAAAGGCGACAAGATTTATTGGGATGCAAGCACATCCAAGCTCACTACCGACGCTAAAGCTGTGTTTGCTGGTGTGGTAACAGCGGCCAAGGACATCAACAATGTGATTTGGTTTGTGCTCTGGCCAGGGTTTGTAGCTGACACTTCGCTTGAAGTGATTGGCGAGCTCGGCGAGCTTGCTACT